CCATCATCGACGCCGCGCTTGGCACCGCCTACACGGGCGAAACCGGCGTGACCCCGACCAGCTTGCCCTCCGGCCAGAAGGTCGCCGTCGATTACGTCGAAACCGGAGTCGCTGCCAACAGCGGCCTTACCATCGCGAAACTTCGCCAAGCCGCTTACCTCCTCAACGAGGCGGAAGTGGACGACAGCGATCCTCGCGTCCTTGTGGTGTCGGCCAAACAGATCCAAGACCTGCTTCGTACCACGGAAGTTACTTCCGCGGACTTCAACAGCGTCAAGGCTCTCGTCCAAGGCGACATCGACACCTTCCTTGGCTTCAAGTTCCGCCGTGTGGCGTCGTCCTTGCTGCCTTACAACTCCAGCACTGGTGTCCGCACCTGCTTCGCCTACGTCCGCTCCGGCCTCAAATTGGCCGACGCCGGTCGCAAGGTGCATGTGGACATCCGCGCCGACAAGTCGCACGCCCTGCAAATCCGCACCGTGGCGAGCCTTGGCGCGACCCGCATGGAAGAGAAGAAGGTCGTCGAAATCGCAGCCGACGAGGTTCTCTAATCATCAACAACTAACCAAAGGAGAATCATAATATGGCTACGTTCTACACCGACATCGCGCCAGAAAATCTGACGCTTAACGTCCGCAACCGCGTTGATGGTGACCTCGTCACCGGCAATGTGGTCTACGCGCAAGCGACCTACACATGCACCGGCACCGAAGCGGCCACGGGCGACAACATCGAAGTTGCCGTCCTCCCCGTCGGCGCTATCCCGCTGCCCGAACTGTGGCGCGTCAACAACGAGGCGTCTTTGGGCGGCTCCGTCGTGGCGCTCCCGACCATCGGGGACGCCGGTGACGCCGACCGTTACAGCGCGACCTCCATCTCGCTGAACAGTTCGACCGCCGGTTCCGCCGCTGTCACCCCGAACATCGGGGCCAGCGTCCTCCCGCGTTATGCGGTCACCGCCGACACCCAGCGTGTCATCGCGGCGATCACCCGCACCAACGCGGTCACCGCAGGCAAGAAGATCAGCTTCCTGCTCGCGTTCCGCATGCCCTAACGGGAACTCACAGCCGCTGGCAGACCGGCTTCAATAGTCTGCCCCCTTTTCCAATTTCATGGCCGACGAAACCTCCATCTGCAACTTGGCTTTGGCCAAGCTGGGCATCTCGCCAATCATGGCGCTGACCGATCAAAGCAAACAGGCCCAGTTTTGCAGCCGTTTCTACGCCCAGACCCGCGACGAAGTCCTCCAAGGCCACCGCTGGAACTTCGCCATGCGCCGCGCCGCGCTCAACCGCCTGTCCGAATCCCCGCAAAGCGAATGGGACTTCGCCTACCAGTTGCCGGTCGATTGCCTGCGCGTGGTGCAACTCAACGGCTACGAGCCGACCGAACGCTTCGGGGAATTTTCCGTTGAAGCCGATCAGCTTCTGACCAACGCCGAGGAGGCCAATGTCCGCTACATCGGGCGCGTGGAAGACGGCGCATTTTACCACCCGCTCTTCGTCCACGCCTTGGCCACCATGCTGGCCTCGCGCTTGGCCGGACCCTTAACCGGAAGCCGCAACATGCCGCAGGAACTCCTGCAAGAGTACGAGGCGCTGACCGGACCCAAGGCCCGCATGGCCGACGCCTTTGAGGCTCGCCTCCAGCGCAAGATGCCGTGGGTCAGCAGCGATTTGGTCGCGGCCCGCTTCACCAAATTTCCGAGCAGCCAGTAGGCCATGCCGAACCTCCTCGTTTCCGCCCTCAACGCAGGCGAGTTGAGTCCGTACATGGACGCCCGCAGCGACGTCGAAAAGTACCGCAGCGGTTGCCGCACCTTGGAGAACATGATCGTTTTGCCCTACGGCGGCGTCTACCGGCGGGCCGGAACCGAGTATCTGGGCAACGCCAAAAACGACGACCGGCAGTGCCGCTTGATCGGGTTTAACTTTTCGGTGACGACCCGCTTTGTTTTGGAGTTTGGCCACCAGTACATCCGCGTGTGGGGCAACAACGGGCCGGTCCTCTCCGGCGGCTCGCCCTTGGAAATCGTCAGCCCCTACCAAGAGAGTGAACTGCGCGAAATCCAGTATGTGCAGGTCAACGACATCATGTACTTGGCGCACGCCAACCACGCGCCGCGCAAGCTGACCCGCTTGGCCGACACCAACTGGACGCTGGCCACGGTGAAGTGGAAATATCCTCCGCTCCTTGACCAAAACATCACCGCCACGACGATTGCCTCCTCCGCGGCCACCGGCAGCGCCACGTTGACCGCCAGCGCGTCTGTTTTCCAAGCGGACCATGTGAGTAGCCAATGGGCCATCCAGTGGCCGCGCAACAGCGGCGGCATCAACGAAACTGTGGACGCCAACAAGGTCAGCCAAAGCACGCTCGACATTCAAGGCAGTTGGACGATCACCACCGTCGGCACTTGGCTGGGCAGGATTCGCATCCTCCGCATTCCGCAGGCCAAAATGGACGCCAACGGCGGGCGGGATTTGACCAGTCTGGCCCGCTCGACAACCACCGCGACCGCGACCTGCACCGCGCACGGCTACGCCACGGGCGACGAGGTTTTCATTCCCTCCACCGTCGCCGCGCCCTTTGCCGGAACCTACACCATCACCGTCACCGGAGCCAACACCTACACCTTTACTGTAGCCAACAGCGGCGCGGCGTCGGCCAGCGATGCGCCCGTGCAAAACCTCACGCAAATGGAGGTGGTGCGGGAATTTACTTCGCTGACCACCGCCCGCAACTTCACCGCGACCGGCACCGAGAACGAGCGTGTGGGCCTCAAGCTCCGCATCACCGACTACGTTTCCAACACCAACGCCCGCGTGTTTCTTGAATCGACCGACTTCAATTCCGGAGGGACGGTCACGATCAACAGCGTGGCCAGCGGCACCAGCGCCGGAGCAACGGTGGACAAGTGGCTGGGATCGACGATCACCGGCACCGCCCAGTGGAGCGAGGCCGCGTTCTCCGGTGTGCGCGGATACCCGCGGGCCGTGGCCATCCATGAGCAAAGGCTGTGCTTTGGCGGCACCGCCCACCAGCCGAACACCGTTTGGTGCAGCAAGACCGACGACTTTGAGGACTTCCAACTGGGCAGCGCCGCCGACAGCGGGTTGCAGTTCAGCGTGGCCAGCAGCGAGGGCAACCGCATCGCGTGGATGTTCAGCCAGAAGCGTCTCATGCTGGGGACTTCGGGCGATGAGTGGACGATTGGCGGGGCTGACAGCGGTCAGCCGTTCAGCGCGTCGAACATCCAAGCACAGAAGCAGTCGTCTTTTGGTTCCAAGACCATGCGGGCCATCCTGCTCAACGACGTCCTGCTCTTTGTCCAGCGCCGCGGGCGCAAGGTGCGCGAGCTAACCTACAACTTTGACCGCGACGGCTGGGTTGCGCCGGATCTAACCGTTTTGTCCGAACACATCACCGAGGGCGAGATCGTCGAACTGGCTTTCCAACAGCAGCCGGACGCCATCCTCTGGGCGGTGAGGGGCGATGGCCAACTGGTGGGCATGTCCTACGAGCGCGACCAGAACGTGGTTGCGTGGCACCGGCACACGACCGATGGCGACTTTGAAAGCGTGGCCACCGTTTACGGACTGGCGGGCGCGGACGACGAGGTGTGGTTCTGCGTCAAGCGCACGATCAATGGCCAAACCAAACGCTACATCGAACGATTCAAGGCCGACAACCGCGCCAACTTTGAAACCCAGACCAAGGCCGACTGGTGGTATCTGGACTGTGCCAAACGCTATTCCGGCGCGGCCACCGCGACCATTACGGGACTTTCGCATCTTGAGGGCAAGACGGCGGGAATCTTGGCCGAGGGGGCCGTCCAGCCGGACGAGGTTGTCGCCAGCGGGCAGATCACCCTCGACCGTACGTTTACCAAGGTGCTGGCCGGTCTGCCCTTCACCTCGACCATCCTGCCCATGAAGTTCGATTTTGACTTGCAGGACGGCTCAACCCGCGGACGGACCAAGCGGATCAACCGCGCCGAGGTCAGCCTCTACAAGTCGCTGGGCGGGGAGTTCTCGACCGACGGCACCGAGTGGCTGTGGGTCTACCCGCGGGACTTCGACGACCCGATGGACGCCAGCCCGCCGCCATTTTCCGGCGATGCCGAGGTGGTCATCGCGGGCAACTACTCCGACGCGAGCGACCTGTATCTCCGGCAAACCCTGCCCTACCCGCTGACCGTGCGGGCGCTGGTCGTAAAGCTCGACGCCTTTGGCGATTGACATTAGTGTGATTTGACTAAACCCATGAGCCAGCCCGTTCTCCAACTTCGCATGTTCGATCCGGCCACCGACTACCCGATTGTCGAAGAGTGGTGGAACGCGCACGGGTGGACCGCGGTGCCGCAAGTCATGCTGCCCAAGCTGGGCGTGGTCGCCTTCTACACGCAGAACAAGATCGAAGACGCCGCCGCGGCGTGGCTTTACATGGATAATTCGTCGCCGGTTTGCATGCTGGAGTGGATGGTGACCAATCCGGCGCTATCGGCCACCAAGACGGTGCGGGCGCTCAAACACATTTCGCAATACCTCACAGCCGAAGCAAAACACAACGGTTACGCGGTGATGCTGACCACTTGTAAGCAGGAGAGTCTGGCCAAGTTCCACCAGAAAAACGGGTTTCAACAAACCGACAGCGGCATGACGCACATGCTAAAAATTTGCTCTTAATATGTATCACGATCTTCCACAACGGTTGCAGGCGGGTGTCATGACTTTTGACTCTCCCTTGGAAAAATGCGCCCGCCAGTATGCGGCCAGTTCTTACATCGCCGCCGCGGCCATTGTGTCCGCCGTTGCCAGCGTCGGAGCCGCGGGCGTGTCATTTTACGGCCAGCAACAGCAAGCCGCCGCGGCGCAGCGCATGGCGCAGTACAACCACGCCGTCGCCCAGCAGCAGGCCCAAGTGCAGGCGCAGGCCGCGCAATACCAAGCCCAACTTTCCTACAACCAGAGCGTCATGGCGGCGGATGCCGCGCAGGCGCAATACCAAGCGCAACTCAACAACGCCGCGCAGTATGACAACCAAGCCCTGCGCGTCGAGCAGGAGGCCCGCGAACGCGCCCGCCGCATGCGCGAAGAAAACGAGCGCATGCTGGGCGAGCAACGCGCCCGCTACGGCAAGGCGGGCGTGACCAGCGCCGGATCTCCCTTGGCTATCATGGCCGAAACCGCCGGACTGTTGGAATTGGGCGTGGCCGACGAACTTTACAAGGCCGACATGGAGCGCAGCGCCTTCTACCGCAAGGGCGAGGCCGAGCGGTTCCAAGCGGGCTTCTCGCTCATGGACAAAGCCACCGCGGAGTACGAAATGGCGGCGTCCCGCTTCCAAGGCGGCGCCGCCCGCCAAGGCTACGCGCTGGCCATGAACACCGCCCGCGGCGAGCGCATGGCCACCAACAACCAAGCCAGCGCCCTCCGCATGGGCAGCTACGGCTCGCTCCTGCAAGGCGCGGGCGATGTGGCCAACATGGGCTTCAACTACGGAGTCTACCGAGCCGGATAATCTCATGGCCAACATTCCCATCGCCAACATCCCCAACGCGCCCCAGACCGGCAACAACGCGGTGCTGACCGACCCGTCGGTCATCCGCGCCCCCAACTTCCGCAGGGGCGGGGCCATGATTGCCGAGGGCGTCAACATGCTCCGGCAGGAAAAACTGCCCGCCGCGGCCTTCGATGCGGGCGGCATGGGCGCGGGACTGGAGGCGCTGGGCAACGCCGGAAGCAACGCCGCCGCCGCCTTTGGAGACTTTGCCGTGCGCCTTGGGCGGGCCAATGACGAGGCCCAGATGGCCGAACTCGACGCCATCAAGACCGATCTGCTCTCGCGCTTTGAGGAAGAAACGCTGACCAAGCCCGCCGACCAGTGGGGCAACATTTGGAGCAAATACGACGCGCAACTGGTGGACAAGGCGAGCAAGCTGCCCATGAGCAGCCCGTTGTCGGCTGGTAAGCGCGATGCGGCACTCAAGAGCCTGCGCCTGCAAACCGCGGCCCAAGTGCGCTCCAGTGCCAACAAGGCACTGGTGGGCAACTACCGGCAGAGCGTGGAGAACGCGGCACAGCGGGCGCTGAACGAGGGGCGTATTGAGGATGGCATGGCCTTCTACAAGCGCGGGGCCGAGTCCGGTTTGTTCAGCCACGAAGAAGCCGACGAGAAGATTCTGAAGTTTGAGGAAGAAGCCAAGGTCGCCACCATGACTCAAGCCATCCAGCAAAACCCCGCCAAGTGGCGCGGCGAACTGGCCAAGTATCAGAAGGAGGGCAAGAACCCGCACAAGCTGCGACCCGAACAAGTCCTGCAATTTCGCCGCATGGCCGAGGGCAACCACGCGCAACTGGTGGATGACCTCAACAACGAGATGCTCAACCGGCTGGAAACCGACAGCGCGGCCATCACCAACGACCAGATCGAAGAGTTTTACACCCGACCCGACATCGATGCTCCGCGGGAACTGATCAACAAGATGAAGGAATACCGCGGCTTCAAGTATGCCGACACACCGGAAGGCCAAGCCGAGCAGGCCACGCGGTTCAGCGACCTGTGGCAAAAGATTTTCAGCTACGACGCGGAGAAGGACATCAGCATGGCCGATCCCGACACGCACAAGCGCGAATACCAGCGCCTCATCAGCGAGATCGTGACGACCGCGCCGGAGGGCCAGCGCAAGCCCTTCATGGACACGCTCGACGGCATGGTATCGAAAGCCAACCAAGGGCAGAAATCGCGCACCGACGAAATCACCAGAAACCTCATCAACCAAACCAGCAAGCTGGCCGAGTGGGGCCAGTTTGGCGATGCGGGCAAATGGAAGAAGGAGCAGCGCGGCGACGTCACTGTGACCAAGCCGCAGGACGTCAATGCGTGGCTCAACGTGCAGACCAAACGTGAGAAGGCCATCAACGAGATCCGCAGCATGATGCGCGAAAATCCCGACCTCACCATTGAGCAGGCGCAGGAGCGATTCAAAGGCATCGTCGAGCCATACCTTGATCCGGCGGCTTCGTTTATGAACAAGCCCGAAGAGGAGGATGGTTGGTGGAAGTCCATCATGGACGTCGCCACTTGGGCCGACTTCGCCATGAACCCGACGGCCAACAACCCCAACGTGATGACCGCCGGTCTGGGCTTTCGCGGCTTTGGCGGGTCATTGGCCGACGGTTTCCAAGACGCCGACCAGCCGCTGCCTCCGGTGCAAGGCATGCCGCCCGCGCCCTCCTCCGAAAATTTCAGCGTGTCGAACCTCCCTCCGGCCAAGCAACCCATCGCGGGCCAGATTGCCAGCATGGCCGAAGCCGAGGGCTTGGGCCAATACACGCCGCACCTCATGCTCTTGGTCGCGCAGGAAAGCAATTTCAACCCCGACCAGACGATCAGCACCTCGTCGGCCCGCGGACTCTTCCAGCTACTCAACGCCGACCGCAAACGCTACGGCAGCGACAGCAGCCTCGACGGCCAAATCCGCGCCGGTTTAGCCAAAACCAAGGAGAACATCACCGCGGCCCGCCGCGCCCTTGGCCGCGACCCCGACCCCTTTGAACTCTATGTCGTCCACTACCAAGGCATCGGTGCTGGGCCTGCCATCCTCAAGAATCCCGACGGCGACTTCCGCGCCACGCTCAACGCGACCGGAGGCAAGGGCCACGCCGCCCGCGTGATGAAGGCCAACCCGTGGCTGGTCCGCGACAATATCCAAACCAACCAAGACTTCATTGATTGGGTCCGCAAGCGCCTTTCCAAAAAGGCCGCGGACCTTGGCATGGCATGAGTATTTCCTTCGCCGCCACCCCGCAGGCCAAGGAGGCGCAGCAGGCGCGGGCCTACACCGACGCCAGCGCGGGAGCGCCTCCGAGCCGCCGCAGCGGCTCCAACGCGCCCTACGTCGATCTGGGCCACTGGAACAAGGTCTTTACCGATCAGAACTACTTCGACTCCATCGCCAAGCAGAAGGGCATGACCGAGGGCGCAAAGGTCAGCCTGCATGGCGACGACTACGTCTACCGGCAAGCGATGATCGGCTACTTGGCCGACACCCGCAAGGTGCCGCTCGACGACATGCGGTCGATCTTCGATGCGGAGAAAGACGGCTTTGCCAAGACGGTTTTGGGCAAGCAGACGGCCAGCGCCCGCGAGATGTTTGACTGGCAGAAGGGGCAGTTTGAGCGCAGCAACGAGAAGAAAGCCGCCGCCGATCAGATTCTGCAAGGCGTCATCCGCCGCAGCCTTGAGGACGCGCTCTCCGGCGGCGACACACCCTTTGTCGAAAGCGTCGGCAAGGACATCGATGCCGCCTCCGAGATGTTCGACGACGAGGAAAAGTCCCGCCTGTGGGAGAAGGCCGAGGAACTCGACATGAAGATCCGCGCCTCGCAGGACAAGTTTGCACCGGAGGCCCGCTTCATCTTTGACGCCCTCCAGCAGTCCACCGGACAAAAGACCGGCTTCGGAGCGCCCGACATGCGCGACATGGCCTCCCGCTTTGCCCAGTTGCCCGACAACCAGCGCAAGGCCATCTACGAACTGGCCGGAGGTTTTGCCCAAATCACCCAGACCGACAAGGGCTTTTGGTATCAGATGGCCGAAAGCCTTGGCCGCGGGGCCAGCGACATCGTCGAGCGCGTGCCGCGCAACTTCCGCGAGCAGACGCTCCGCGGTCAGCTTCGCCTCTTAAATAGCGACCAGCCCGTCTTTCGCGCCACGGGCGTGGCCGGTGCCGAGTTCAGCGCCGCGGGCAGCACGCCGGTCTTTGGGGCCACCCAAGGCCAGATGCTGACACCGGAGGAGCGCGAGGAGGCCAAGGCCAAGATCCAGTCCGACCTTGGAGTGCTAAAGGTCGAGCGTGAACTGCGCGATTTGGCCGAGCGGGTCGTCGATCCCATCAAGACGGTCAGCTTCCTACCGGAAATCGTCGAGGAGGGGCTTTACGGCGCAGCGCGGAGCCTTCCCTACACCGCCGCAGCGGCCATTCCTTTCGCTGGCATCCCCGCCGTGGCCTCCGCGTTGTTCAGCGCCAACTACGACCGGATCATGCTGGAGTATCCCGACCTTGATCCCGACAAGGCCGCGCTTATCGCCGCCATTTCCGCGCCCATCGAAGCCGGTCTGGAGCGCATGAAGGTCAACACGATCACCGGACGCCTGCCCGTCTTTGGCGGTTTAGTCAAACGCCTGCAACACCCCAACCAGCGAAACATCACCCGCATCGCCATCGGTGGGGCCGGAATCGTGGCCGAGCAAAACGTGCAGGAGATCGTGCAAAACGCCACCTTTCCGTTTGTCCAAACCATCGCCGCGGCGCTCGACGCCGACATGCCCGACTACGATTGGGAGAAGCGCCTCGCCGGTATGCCGCGGGAACTGGCGGTGCAATTCGTCGCCCTGCTTCCGCTTTCCCTCATGGGTATCGGTGCGCTCTCCTACCGCGAAATCAGCCGCGGCGAGAACTACCTCAAGAGCAAGGCCGACTTGGGGAAAGCTGGATACAACGAGGAGCAGATCGACCGCATCACAGGAGCCGCCACCGCGGACGAGGCACAAAGCATCCTGCGCGAAGAATCCAAAAAGCGCGACCCCAAGCTACTCAAAGCCGCCGCCCAGCGCATCGTGGACGAGTCCATCGCCCTGCGCGAGAAGGCCAATCCCGCCGCGTTGCCGCGTCTGGAGAAGCAGGGGGCCGACTACGTTGTCCTCTCGCCGGAGGGCAAGGAACTGGCTCGCACGACCGACCAGACCGCCGCCGAGCAAGCACTGGTATCTGCCCGCCGCGAGACGGTGCAGCGCGAGATGCGCGACGTCCATACCGGCATCAACGAAGCCGTCGCCTTTATCCAGAAAGTCAACGAAGCCCGCCAGCGCGGTGAGGACATTGCCGAGGTCATCCGCGAACAGGCACCTCGCACCATGCTGACCGACTACGAGGCAAACCCCACACAGGAAAACCTCGACCGACTCTTTGAGACTGTCCGCGCCTTCGGGCAGGACATCAACGAACCCGCCGAATTGGCCAACTTCCCCGTCACCGGCAGCAACCAAGGCGCACTGCGCGAGGGCATCTGGCGCAGCATCATCCGCATCAACGAGGGCGCGGACGGCACCATCGTCATGCGCGAGTTCGCCCAAGACAACCTCAAGCGGGCAATGGCCGAGGGACGGGTGACCATTGACTTCGTCCGTCAGCAACTCAACGACATCCTGCCGCAGATCGACAGCGACCGGATGGATCGCCAGCTACGCACCGAGACAGACACCGACGTCATCGAAGCGTTCTCCGACGTTGCCTTGGCTTACTTCCGCGGCCAGATCCGCGAGGAGCAGATCCCCGCGGGCCTGCGCGGCATCATGCGCCGGTTGGCCATCTTCACCCGCGACATCTTCCGCCGCGCCTACAACCTTGCCCGCCTACGCGCCGAGGGAAAACTCAACCGCGACTTTGAGGCGCTCTTGGCCGAAGCAGTGGGCGTTGACCAGCAGGCACTGGTTGACCGCGCCCGCGAGCGGACGGAGCAGGAGGTTGCGCCGGAGACGGCGAATTATTCGATTGGCGTCACTTCACAGCAAGACGCCGACTACCTCGCAGCCGTCGAGCGCGGCGACATGGAGACGGCGCAGAGGATGGTGGATGAGGCGGCGAAGGCGGCTGGGTATGTTGAAGCTGGCAGTCATGGACTTGCGCTTGGCGAATTGTCGAACAATCAGTTTGACCCAGCATTTCTTGGAACCAACACACGCGCAGCCAGCGCGGAACTTGGATACTTTTTTGCGTCAGAAAAAACGGCACGCAATTATGGCCTCAAAACCCTTAACGCGGAACGCGCTGTTGATGTGTCTGATGTGGCCCGCGGAATCGTCCAGCCTTTGTTGGATTTGATTCCTGTAGGAGCGTCCAAAGAATTTGATTTTATCCGCAAGCTTGATGATGCGGCATTCATGCCACAATCGTCAGATATGTATGATCCCGATTCTTTCGTCGAAAGCACATACGATTATATCAACGTTCTGCTGGATGACGCCGAGTTTAAGGCCGACGAGCTTGCCAACGAAGAATCGGTATTGGAGGCCGTCGAAACCGCCCGCGAGCGACTTGAGGCGACGATTGGGCAGACACAGTTAACAAGCGTCACGGATGCCGCCGTTTTAAATGTGCGGCTAAAAATGCAAAACCCTGCGATACATGATCAGCAGGGCCAAAGATACCGCGAGCGTTCGTTTTTTGAGATTATCAACGCAGCCAAAGAGGCGGGCAATGACAGTGTAATTATTCAAAACACATACGACGGCGGGCCTTTAGACGATGTCAAAGTTGTGTTTGACCCGACCCAAATCAAATCCGCCGACCCCGTAACCCGCGATTCCCAAGGCAACGTCATCCCGCTCTCGCGGCGTTTCGATGCGACGACGGCGGATATTAACTACTCCATCGTCCGCTCCGTCGATCACTACAGGAACGACACGCGCTTCGACAAGTTGGTCAAGGACGGACGAGTGTTCACTGGCGTGGACGTCAACGACTTTACCGACATGCACATCCTGCTGCACTCGCCGGATAACGCCTTTGCCGGAACGATCCAGTTGACCGACGGCGGCGAGATCAAAGGCAAGGGCGGCGTCTACTATCCGGCGCTCTATGCCGACAAAAACTACTTCTGGGCGTCCACCGAAGCAATGGTCATGCGGACGGCCAACCACCTCAACGAGATCGGGGCGAAGAACGGCGGCAGGATTCTCATGGGCCTTGTCTCCGCGCCGGTCGAGAAGCTGTTCTCCTCGACATCGATGGCCACCGGAGTCGTCAAGTTTCTCAACGCGCTGACGACCGACCCGCGGGCGGGCCTGCGAAAGAGTGACCTCAACGCCATGCTGGTCGCCGCCAGCAAGGTGGAGGTCGTCGTCCCGACCAAGACCAAGGAGACAAAGAAGACCTTCCGCACCAAGCTCAAGGCCAGCGACAGCTACGCGACAAACTTTGCCAAGATCGACGCACTGCTGGAACCGACCGGCTCCATCTTCCAAGTCCGCAAGGCGTTTGTGGAATCGCTGGCCGAGCAGATCGCCAAGCACCTCAACGCCAAGCCGGAGAGCGCCAAGTATGTTGCGGGCATTCTGGCCGACGCCGAGAACAAGCACGCGAAGAACACTATCAAGCGCGGCACGCTATCCAAGGCGTCCGTCCTGCAAGGACTGGGCAACATGCTCACCGAGCCATTCCTGCGCGACTTCCAAGAGCATGGCAGCGGCAAGATTTACGCCATCGTCGAAGTTCAAGGCGAGGTCAAGGGCATCGCCACGACCGAGCATGAATCGTATCCGGCGACCATTGTGCCGGTGAATAAAAAGTCCAAGGTCAAGCTGCACGTTTTGAAGGAGGCGGTCGATTGGCAGGACGTCGTCGGCAAGGAGACGGGGCAATACGCCACGCCGCAGGAGCGACTTAATCTGCTGCCCACCTCCGGCATGTCCTCCACCTCTCTCAAAGTGCTGGGCGTCAAGGCGGGCAGCAGTGCGAATTTGCTGAACTACTCCATCGCATCCGGCGGCGAAATGCGGGATGATCGCGGGATGCCTATGCTGGCAGGCCCAGACACAGCCCCGACGCTGGAGCAGTTTGTTTCGACTCCAAGCTCCTACTGGGTTCCCAAAACAATCAAAACCGAGTTTGACGTCGATCTCCGAACCGGCAAGTCAATCGACGTCAAAAAGGCGTGGCAACAAGTCAAACGCAAAAGGCCGCAGCCAATCAAGCTGACCGCGGCATACATCCAAGCGCATGTCGAGTTTAGGGAACTCAATGAAGAATCTTCGGCCAAGGCCGACATTAGCCACCTTGGACTTGCCACATTTGAAAAAAACCCGTCTTTCCCGCCGGATCATCCTGCCGCCAACTACGTTGGTGTCCGGCTTATTGACGGATGGCACAGGGCCAAGCGTGCGTTGGATGAAGGGCGGGAGTTTTGGGTTTATCCAGTAGAAGCAGAGAACTCGACGCTGGAAAACGCCTATGCGTGGGGAAAGAAAAACAACGGACTTCCGCAAATAGGGGCGCAAAACTACTCCATCTCCACCCAGCGCGAAATCGACCGCGTCGGCGCGGCGTTGAACCGGCTGGAGCGCGACCCTCTGGAGCGCGTCAAAATCTACGAGAAGGCGCAGGAGAAGTTTCTCCGCGTCATGGCCGACAACCGCGACATGCTCGCCGGTATGCAGGACGGCGACCTCGCGCAGATGCGCCGCACGCAAATCCTGCAAGCCTTGGGCGAACTCGACGGCATCATTTCGGTGCTGCCGCCGGAAGTCCGCAGCAAGATCGGCGGCTACACGCAACTGGCCAAGGTCGATCCGATGGACGTCTTTAAGGGCGACGAGAAGGTCAGCGAAGTCCGCGGCATGTCCGGTGCCATCATTTCCGCGTGGATGCGCGAGGGTCTAAACATTGGCGAGGCGCAAAAGAAAACCGAACTGCCCGCCGGTTATCGCGCCGAACGCAACCTCGACCCGACCCGCGCCGACCGCGCCATTGCCGACGTCTTTATCCAGCGCATCAACCGGATCAACGAGGCGCTGGAGAAGTTCCTGCGCGACGAATACAACACCGCCGCGGTCGAACTCTTCAAGCGGGCCAAGCCGCAGCGCAGCGGGGCAGGGGAGAAGCCCAAGGGCAAACTGGGCGCGGACGTCCACGATCTGTTTGACAAGCTCAAGGAGGCCACCGAGTGGAGCGCCGAGGAGGCGCAAGCGTATGCCGACGGCCAATGGGCGCGGATCGAAAACGGCGAACTCAACCCCTACGAGGAAACTCACGCCATGATGGCCGCGCAGATGGTGCCGCTCTTTGCCGACTGGGCCAACGCCGACAGCAGTCAACGCGCCGCAGCGGTCACGATGGGCAAGGACGTCCTCAACCGCGCCTACAAGGGCGAGCAGCAGCGCATCATCGCCCAGCGCACCAAGCGGGGCTACGACCGCACCGATTTGTCGAAGGATGCCGGAGTATCCGCGGAGGACGACAAGGCCCGCCAAGACGCTCTGAAGCGCGAGAACAGCCTGCCATCGAAGTGGGAGAGCGCCATGCTCAACCTCCTCAACTTTGACCAAATCCTGCGCTACGTCTTTGGCAACGACAGCAAGATCGCCCGCCAGATCAGCGACCGGCAGCGCAAGGCCGACAATGCCAAGAGCGACGACATTGCCGCGCTTTCCGACGAGTGGGCCGCGTTCCTTTCTGAACTGGGCGGCGGCGAGATGCAGGGGCAGCAGTTGCTTTTTGAACTCTCGCGCATGGACGAGGAGATCGACGGAGTCTCCTACAGCCAGAACCAACTCATCGCCATCAGCATGATGTGGATGCAGCCAAAGGGTCGCCAGCACATGGAGGGATTCCTCGACAGCGACGGCCAACCCGCGGGCAAGTGGCACTACAACCAAGACTTCGTTAACAAGGCCGAGAAGCTCCTGCGCGGTGAGGCCAAGGCCATCCGGCAATACCTCCTCGACAAATACGACGCGGAATACGAGGCCATCAACAAGGTCTACCGCAAGGTCTACGGGCTGAACCTCCCGAAGAACCAGTTCTACTCGCCGCTCGTCGTCGAGAGCATCCGCGCACCCGCGCAGGCGGGCATCGATCCGGTGACTGGCGGCGTCTTTGCCGCGGGGGCCAACTCGCCCAGCGCCCTCCGTTCCCGCGGTGGAGCCATCGCCCAGCCGGTCTTCCGCGATGCGGTGCAGACCTACTTCGGCCACATGCTCCAGATGGCGCACTGGAAAGCCTACGCCGAGTTCAACGGCGAAGTCTCCGCGCTCTTGGGCCACCGCGACACCCGCAACGTGATCAAGGGCAAGGCCGGTGAACAGGCCGCGACGGTGATGAACAACTGGCTGCAATACTTCCAGCAAGGCGGCAACAAGGACGCGGCGAACCATCTGGCCATCAATCAGATGATCAACCGGATGACCGGCAACTTTGCCACGATGGCGCTTTTCGGGCGCATCTCGACCTTGGCTTTGCAAGTCACCCAACTTGGCGCGGCTTCGGCCAAGATGCCGGTGGGCGCTTACCTTTCGCGCTTCGGCAAACTCATGTCTGGCCGCTTGGGATGGAAGACCGCGCTCGACAGCGCCTACATCCAGCGCCGGATCAAAGACATGCCGCCCGCGGTCGCCTTGGCCATGCAGGGGCTGCGCTCCGAAAAGCCGAACGCCATCCGCGAAGCCGCCCGCCGGATCGGGTCGCTCATCAGCGGGTTTGACGGATTCTTTACCGCAGGCACCTACGCCATCGTCTACGACTACCAGCTATCCCAAGCCAGCCGGAACGGCATGGGCGGGCGGGATGCCGCAGACTACGCACGCGAGGCCACCGAGCGCATCGTGGACGAGATTGCCCAGCCGACCAGAGCCGGTGCGCGGTCGATCTTTGAAATCAACAGCACTAACCCCGTGGCGCGTGCCGTCTGGGCCTTCAGCAGCGAGGCGCGGAAGAACTTGGGGCTGGGCCTTTACGCCGGAGCCAAGGGCAGCGGAAAGGATTTTGGCAAAGCGGTCTTCTACGTCCTCGTCTTGAACGGGCTTGTCGGCACCATTATCCGCAACGCTTTCCGCGACCTCCGCGATGACGACGACGAGGAGATTTTTGACGAGAAGAACTGGGGCTGGAACAGGATGGCCGCGATGCTTATCAGCGACCCGCTCTACGGATTCCCCGTGGTGGGCGAGGCCGTCGAGAGCGCCATCTTCAACGCCTTCGGAGTCTACACGCCCAGTGGCCCGCTTTTTGACATCGCGCCCGCGGTGCCAGCAGCCAAGCGCATGTTGACCGAGTATCCGGCGCAAGTGCTGGAAGGCGAAGCCGAGTTCCGCGACATCGTCCGCGACGTCAACCGCATCCTGTCCACCGCTGGACTTTTCAACAACACCATCGCCGGAGCCGCCGCCATCAGCAACTTGGTCAAGGACACCGTCGAAGTAGGCGACAACGTCCTCAACCGCGACGAATAAACTATTGCGCCACCATGACCACGAAGGTTTAGTCAAAGCACTACTATGGCCGTCCAGAGCGACATTTCTTCCATTACTTATACGGGCAACAACAGCCTCACGCTGTCGTATACCGTCCCGTTCTACTTTTTGGAGAATAGCCACCTCGCCGCCACGCAAAAGGTAACAGCCACAGGCGTCGAAACGCCGGTCACGCTCATCAACCATATCGGCGCTGGCAACGAAAACGGCGGCACTGTCCGCACATCGGTTGCCGTTCCGGCCACTTCGACAGTCACGATCTTCCGCAGTGTTCCGGCCACCCAGACGACCGACTACCAAGAGGGCGGCGACTTCCCCGCGGCCAGCCATGAGCGGGCGCTGGACAAGCTGACCATGCTGGCGCAGCAATTGGATCGATCCGTAGACCGCGCCATCCGCGTGACTGAAGCCGAAGGCCAGCGCAATGACATGGTCGCCGTGGCCAATTCAATCATCGGCCTTGACGGAAGCAAGCAACCGAAGGCCATGACGCCCGCCGAACTGCGCGAGTTTCTTACGCTGACCGGCACCACGCTTTCCGTTCCCGCGGGCATCCGCACCTTTGCCGACGCCGGTCAACGCACTGCTGCTGTGCCGGACTACGCGGGCCAGCTTGCCACCCAGCGCGACGAGGGCGTCGTCTACATCGCCACCGGAACCAGCGCCGGAAACTGGACAGTGCTGCTGGTGAACGCCGATACGGTCAACACCGCGGCCATCCAAGACGCGGGAGTCACCACGCCGAAACTCGCAGACGGGGCCGTCACCGCATCGAAGATCGATCCTTCGGCCAAGATCGGCGGGGCCACCGGAGCCGGAACTGACCGCACTTTTTACGAAAACGATCAATCGGTGAACACCGACTACACGATCACGACCAACAAAAACGCCATGTCCGCAGGCCCGATCACCGTTGCCAGCGGAGTGACGGTCACTGTGCCGGACGGCTCGACTTGGACAATCGTTTAACACCATGCCAGCAACCATCAACGGAACTTCGGGATTCGGCGGAAACCTCACGGGCAACGTGACGGGGAACGCGGATACTTCCACCGCGTCTACAACGGCAACCAAGTTGTCCACGACGGCGGGCGATGCGCCGACTTATGCGTGCCGTGCGTGGGTAAACTTTGACGGGACGCGGGACACGACAAACACGGCGTCAACGGCGAATACCAACCGGCTTATTAGGGCATCCGGCAACGTGGCGAGCGTTCTGCGAAACGGAACTGGCGACTACACGATCACATTCACCACGGCCATGCCGAACGTGAATTATGCAGTTGTAGGAACGGCAAGCACTGGAGCAAACAACTTGGCGAGCATTTCGCAGTGGTTTGGCGACGCCGCGCAAAACGACGACACAAAAGTAAGAATACTCGTAAGCTACGCGAACACGCTGGTCTACGACACCAAATATGTCCATCTGGCCGTCTTCGCATGACCCCATGGCAACGAGCAAAACACTAACCACTCACTAACATGCCCATCTCCATCGAAGCAGATCCAACACTCGCCCAAGGCTACATTAAAGTCAACGGGACGACCGCGGCTACTGCCAGCGCAAGCGGCATAGCTGCCACCATTACAGGCAATGTCACGGGCAACGTCACGGGCAACTTGACCGGCTCCCTCACTTCCGGCGGATCGTTGACGCTTGAAACGGCTAAAGCCACCACCAGCGGCACCAGCATCGACTTCACTGGCATCCCGTCTTGGGCAAAGCGGATTACGGTCATGCTAAATGGGGTTAGCACCAATGGGACAAGCAACTTGCTAGTTCAAATCGGTGACAGTGGCGGAATAGAAAACACTGGCTATGTATCAACGGCGTTTGACAGGTCGGACGAAACGCAAGGAACTGCTGGGTTTATTCTTACAAGTGGAAACGCGGCAGCGATAGCGTCATCTGGACTGTTCGCATGCTGCCTTGTTGGCTCAAACACTTGGGTTGGTTCGTCAACTTTGTCTCGCAGCGATGTCGGCGGTTGGGCGGCGGCGGGAACTAAAACTCTTTCCGGCACACTTGATCGCATCACCCTAACCACCGTCAACGGCACCGACACGTTTGACGCCGGTTCGGTCAACATCATGTATGAGGGATAATTAGACCATGCCAACCTCCATCACATCCTCCGGCATTACCTTCGACGACGCCACGACGCAGACGACTTCGGCTCTGGCCGCGGGTGCTATTGGCACGACGCAACTGGCAAGTGCGGCGGTGACTCCGGCGAAACTTTCTCAACCGCTTACGCTCGCCACATCAGTCGCCACCACCAGCGGCACAAGCATAGACTTCACTGGCATTCCGTCGTGGGTTAAGCGGATTACGGTGATGTTTAATGGGGTGTCAACGAATGGAGCGTCTGCAAAGCTGATTCAGCTAGGAGACTCTGGCGGCGTGGAAACCACCGGATATGACAGTCAATGCGTTTTGGTTGGTTCAACGACGGCCAACCAATCAAGCACGGGCGGATTTATAATTTATGGAACAACCGCATCAGAGGCACTACTTGGCCATGCGGTCATCACGCTGATTGAGTCCAATAGTTGGGTCTATAGCTCAACAATGAAAATCGGCTCAACCTATGTGCAGGTTGCCGGAGGATCAAAAACACTCTCTACAACCCTCGACCGCATCCGTCTCACCAGCGTCAGCGCCGACACCTTCGACGCCGGTAGCGTCAACATCATTTACGAGGGCTAATTATGGATCGCATCGAAGTCAACGTCATCACCGGAGTTCAGCAAGTGATTCCGCTCACGCCGGAGGAAATCGCGGAAATCCAAAGCCGTCCGCAACCGGAGGTTCCTGTGGTCAGTCCGCTTGATCTCGCGGAGTTCCACATCGGGTCACACTTCAGCACCGCCCGCCTGTTGCAAATGAAAGACTGGCGCGACACGTTTCCCGAAGAGGACGCGCCTATGCTGGAAGCGGTCTATGACTGGCTCAACGCCATCACGATCCAAGCCGCGCAGGGGCAGACTAATTTTGCCGAACCGCCGCACACGTTTGAGGAACTGGTCGCGGAGGCCATGTTCATTCTTGGAGTCGAGCAGCCATGATCCTTGAACTCAAAACCAGCGCCGCCATGCTGACCGCCGGAACATTCGGCGTGTTTGCCACCGCCGCGCCGGTCATGGAATCCTTTGGCTGGCTCCGCACTGTGGCGGAACTGGGCAGCTTTGGACTGGTCGCCTTTGCCGCCATTATGCTGCTGGTCAAAGTGGCTCCGGCTTTCATCGCGCACTTGGACAAGGCGCGTGATTCTTTCCTCGTCGAACTTTCCAAAGAGCGCGAGCAGCGCCACGCCAACGCGGAGAAACTTAACCAGTCGCTGCACCAGATCGATCAGTCGATCCGCGACGTCCATCACACTTTGAAGGGGGTCAAGTAAATGAGCGTCAAAATTCAAGACTGGAACAAGATTGCCAGCAACGTCGTCCTCGTAGCCCAAGGGCCGGATGGCAAGCCTGCGCTGCTCGCGGAGAACAAGCCCGCATACGACTACCGCGCCTTCACTTGGACAAGCGGCAATGCAACGCAAGTTGTCTACAGGCAAGGTGGAGCAAGCGGAACCATAGTGCTGACCGAAACTTTCACCTACGACGGCGACGGCAACCCGCTCACCCAGACGCTGACCTACCCGTAAGATGGCTTGGAAATACAATCCATTTACCGACGCGCTTGACCTCACTGGAGGCGGCGCGAGCTACATCGATGGAGTAGTGGCTGACAGTTCTTTGCTACCTGTCACCCTTGGAACACCAGCCCTCGACTCCGTTTTCCTTGCCAAGGCGGGTTCCGGCCTGTGGCTAATTTCTCGACGGCCCGCGGGACTGTATGTGCGAGTGGCCAATAATGGCGTGGCAGCGGATTGGACTTATCTTGGCGCGTTTCCAGAGGTCAACGCAGACGGAAACTGGGAGCTATACAACTCGACAGACCCGACGAAAGAATTGAAGTTTGATTTGTCCGGCATCACGACCGGCACCACCCGCACGCTGACCGCGCCGAACGCTTCTGGCACCATCGCGTTGTCCAGCCAAGCCTACGACTTCTACTACGCGACCGCCCCAGCAGGCGCGACAGGCGGCTCTGGCTCCGTCTGGGTCTGGAACATTCCGTCATGGTCTACGATGCAAGTCATCACAATGATCGGCGCGGGTGGCGGCGGCGGCAGCGGTCGCGTTGGCGCATCTGGTTCTGTTGTCGGCGGTGGCGGCGGCGGCGGCAGCGGCGCGTATGGCACGTTCACAACACGGATCACGGGCGGAGATCAAATTGAAGTTCTCGTCGGCGCGGGGGGTGCAGGAGCAGCGGCCCGCGGAACCGCTATCGGCAATGGGTTAACTGGGACGACAGGCGGCGACACCTATGTCAAATGGGTCACGCCAAACATTACGCTGCGCCACGGGTCTACTTTTGGGGCAGGAGGCGCTGGCGGGGGCGGGCAAAATGGCGTTCTTGGCTCCAATGGAACGGCGGGAACGGTAGGAACAGGAGCCTCCGTTTTGGGGCCTGCGGGCAACGGTGCCGCGGGCAACACAGGAAGCCTAATAGGCAACGCTGGTGGCGGCGGAAACAACAACTCAACGCAAGGCGGACGCGCGGGCGGCTCCATCGACGCAACACCAACGGCATATAATGGCGGAACGCTGGCGGGCGCTTCCTTTACAGACGTTCGTGAATCTTTTCTTCTACCCAGCCTCTCGCCGAAAATCGGCACAGGCGCAAAGGGCGGCAACGCCTCAATAACCGCCGACGCACAAGCGGGAGACAACGCTGGTGGATTAGGCGGTGGTGGCGGCGGTGGCGGTGCTGCGCTGTCTGGATTTTTAAGTGGCGCTGGCGGCAACGGCGGCGACGGCTTTGTCCGCATCAACTGTTACTGACATGAACTCACTCGCCATTATCCGCGAATCAGACGGCAAGGTTGTGACCTTTGTTCGCCCCGACCAGCCCGCCGGTTGGAACCCGCCCAAAGGAACCCGCGCCGTGGCAGAAGCTGATCTTCCGCCCGATTGGCAAATGGCAGAACCTCAACCGCAGGGCGATCCGGTCACCGCCGAACAATGGGTCGAGCAGCATCTCACCTCGACGCAACTCCACGCGCTGTCCGATCTTCGTTTGTCGCTTGTGCTGGCGGGTAAGCCCCTTGGGCCGCTCATGCAATCTCTGCGCGATTGGACTTCGCAGCTGATCGTCGCATCGGCGGCTGATCCTTCGCCGCGCTCCGACTGGCCTGCTGCACCTTGTGCCTACGAAGCCGCGAGCGCCGAAGCCATCGCCGCGTTGTCCTCAAACCCTTGACCCCCATCCGGCGTGCCGGTTTAGTCAAAACGTGAAAACATTCCTCGCCAAAATTATGGGCGTCGGTTCCGCCGTGTGGAACTTTTACGCTCCGGTCCTACGCAACCTCTTCGTCACCGGCACCAGCGCGTTGCTCCCGCTGGCTCTGGACATCGTCCGCGAACTCGCGGCCTCCGACAAATCCTCCGCGGAAAAACGCGAATTTGCCGTGGCGCGACTCAAGCGTGAGTCAACGCTGATTGGCGTCAGCGCCACCGAATCGCTCATCCGCTTCACTATCGAAAGCGCAGTGCAGCGCCTCCGCGTATGATAAAGAAACTTGCCACCAAGTTCCTTGTCTCGCGCATTGGCAGCATCGCCACGCCCATTGTCGCCGGAGTGGTCGCCGCGGCCATTGCCCGCGTAGCAACCTTCGACACCGCGCTCGCCGGTCAGATTAACGAGGAGGCCGTCGTGGGTTTTATCATCGCCGCGCTGGTGAGCGTGGCGAACTTCTACACCAACAACACGCTGACCAAGGACGTCAAAAAGATCCAAGCAGTGGTCAACGTGCCGCAGGACGGCTGGTTTGGTCCGGTGACCTATACGGAAGTGCGGCGAGCCATTCCGGTCGTCAAATAAGCCGCCTCACGCTTGATGCGATTTTCACTCGACCGGCGTTACCGGAGGATCGACGCCCCTTCCTGCTTCGACTCGCTTCGTCGTTGCGGGGCGATGTTGATCTGGGCAAGCAGCGACTGTGGCTAAAGGGAAAGGCGGATTTCTAATGACCGGCGAACAAGGATTCCAGCGACTGCTCGACAAGTGGGGCGTCAAGCATTTCACCGCGAAAGAGTTTTTTTACCGCGGAGCCAGCGACGAGAAGTTGCAACTCAACACCGACCCTCCGGCGAAGCTGTGGCCGAACATGGAGACGACGGCGAAGGCGCTGGAAGAGGCCCGCAAGCGGCTCAAAGCGCCGATCCGGCTGACGTCAATTTTCCGGTCTGAAGCGTACAACCGGCGTATCGGCGGGGTCAGAAATTCCAGTCATTGCGTATTCAACGCGACCGACTTGGTGACAGCGCAACCGGCCTCGCTTTACCTTGTGCTGCTCGACCTCCGGCGTGAGGGGATGTTCAAGGGAGGATTAGGATTGTATCGCTCGTTTGTCCACTTGGACACCCGCGGGCACAACGCGACTTGGAGGGGATAATGATCACCGGCATCACGCTTACGGTGCTGATGTATCTGGGGCTGGCGGCGTTTGGCTACTGGCTATCAAAGCAAGAGGGGTGAGCGCCCTACTCATCGTCTCCAAGGAAGCGTGCGTGTAACGGTTGGACATCTCGACCGTATCGTGGTCGCAGATCATTTGCCGCACCTTCTGGTCAACGCCCGCGTCTACCAATAGCGAATTGGTCGTATGCCGCCAGCTATGGAACGTCGCATCCACAACCCCGCGGCCTTTGCCGGTAGCCTTCTGCCGCGACCGGACGATGCCAGCCTTGTCCAAGATGCGGGAAAACTGCCCGCTGGCCACTGACACCGTCAGCTTGTGCAGGCGCGGCGTGATGGGGCCGGTGCCTTGAAGACTGGCTAGTTCCCCGATCAGCGGGACCGCGACGACCTTGCCGCGGCGCGACTTCTTTTGCGGGACAAAGCGTAGCACCCCGCCATCGATCTCTTCGTGGAAGCGGTTGCAGGCGTCCCACAGCCGCATGCCGTAGTAGAGGCCAAAGAGGCAGGCAATCCGCCATTCCTCGTCCACGATGGCAAGGATGCGCCCGATCTCGTCCGGCGTGAATGACCGGCGCTTGGCCGTGTCTGACCGGCTGATCGTGAGCAGTTCCGCGGGATTGACGTCGATCTGGCGCAGGACGACGGCCCGCCGGAATATCGACCGGATTGTGCCGATAACCAGCGCCGCCGTGTTATCCGAGTAGCCCTTGTCCTTGAGGTCGCGGAAAAAGGCGCTGATGTCGTCCGGCGTGATGTCGCGCAGATTGTGGCTGGCCCGCACGCCGAGCCAGCGGGCGAAGTGGGCGATGTCGGTGCGGTATTTGTCGATGGTCTTGGGCTTGGCAGTTGTTTTGGCTTCGATCCAGCCCTCCGCGGCCTTCGTCCAAGTGACCGACTTGCGCGGGCTGGCGACGTTGGCCAGCCGCATGAGGCTATCGACGCGATGGGCATACCACTGTTCCGTCGGTTTGACCGAACGAAGCTCCCGCGCCGTCCGCTCCATGTCGTCGGCAAAAGCCTTGGCTGTGCGTTTGGGGGTTGTCTTGTGCGGTAGCTTGGTGCTACGCATGGTGAGTCGCCAAAAGCCGCCAGAGGGCGTTTCCGGCGCAGCAATCCACACTCTCATGCGGGCGATCCAGTAAGGGGAGTAGGGGACGATGGTGAGTGATGCCATAGCAGAGAGAAAAATAACACAGCCAGATATGCAATGAAATACCTAAAATGCATGCAATTTTGGCACAGTTTACTCTGTAACAGAAGGGAAACGACCAGTTATGGGATCGAACGAATTTGGCCCATTTTACTCTGTTAAATGACCGCGGAAGGCCGGAGATAGCACAGTAATATATCGCACGTTTTATATATTGCAGAACCTTTAGGCATGCGTTTGACTAAACCGTATGCCTTACGCCGATCCCGACGCGCAGAAGGAGTTCATGCGGAAACGCTACGCGGAGCGGTATGCCGACCCGAAGTTCCGGCGAGCCGAGAGTAAGCGCAAGGCCCGCTACTACTCCGAGAACCTCGCCTACCAGCGGCGGGTTAAGAAAAAAGTGCGGGACCGGCGAAAAAAGTAGGGGTCACCCAGCCAATGTCCGCAGCCCCCCTGTAGCTTGGCCGGTGATATGGAACACCAAGCTATTGAACTCATCTTGCAAATCGCACGGCATGAGGGTTTTACCCCATCCGAATTGTTGGCCCGCTGCCTTGACAACTGGCAGACACTGGATGACAGTTGCCAACATGAAGAAAGAAACCACCAAGGACGGGAGGGCGGCGGATCGTGTCCGCAAGACACTCTCGTTGCCGCAGGATCTGACGGCCCGCATTCAAAAAGTGGCGGATGACAAGTATGCCGGTGATTTCACGCGGGCGACGTTGGAAATTCTGGCCACGCGCTATCCCGAAGCGCGGAAGTTCCTGCGCGAGAACACGACCTACAAGCACAGCCGGAAAAAATAATTTCGGCCCCCCGCACTTTTTTTATTTTTGCCTATTGACTGTCCGACAGTCGCCATGCAAACTGTCCGACAGTTGATGAACTATTCGTCAGCTACCTACACACAATGAATACAGAAACCACAGCAACGGGCGCGGGGACTTCCGCCGCGCATGACGAGTTCGCTCCCCGCCACTACGAAACGCCTTGCGACGAATCCTTCCCGCTTGGGCAAGTTCGCTGCGTTGGGGTGTATAATGGCGGCAATTTGGCGAACTACTGGACGGGGCGCGGATGGGCGACCAACAAGTGCTATGCCAAACGCTACAAGACGTCCAAGGCCGCGAAAATCGTCGCGACCCGCAAGGGTGGCAAGGTCTTGCGCTTCTATCGGGACAACGGGGGCAACTATCCCCTGCGCCACGCATGACCGCCGCCCGCGTCATTGCATCCGTCGAGCCGCTGCTCGCCGCCCAGATCCGTCTGGCGCGGCGATGCGGCGCGGACGAGATCCGCATCCCCATCGCTCGCGCCATCGGCGTGATGCATGAACTCCAGCATCTCCGCGACAGCGAGCGCCGCGAGCGCCGTCCGGTGCCGCCGGACATACATCCGATCTAACATGAGCTTCTGCAAATATTGCCACCGGCCCATACAATGGGTTGAACAGCGTCCTTGCGATGCTGACGGCTCTTTTCACAGCTTTGACGTTTGCAAGAGTTACCGCGTGGCCGACCGCAAGGCCCGCAAGGAAGCGAAACTGGCTCCGATAGCCAAAAAGTATGCCGACGCGCCCACGATTGCGCCGGTAGGGTCGTTTCTTGTCTATGCTGCGTTTCATCCAAGCGACAGCACGGCGCTTGGCATTGTAGTGGGTCACAATAAATTTAAACGCTCACAGGGCTGCAAGCAGCGCCACGGAGAGATACAGATCGCTGCTGTTTCTGGAGAAGTTGGATCGGCGGCTTTGGGCGGCGGCGTGCTTGTTGTCGATAAAGCCGAATACATCGCCGCGTTACATCGGCGCATTTCTCGCGATGCCCGCCACGCCGAAAATCTTGTGGATGCCGCGGAGCGCCATTTGCACAAAATTCTGAACACATAAAGCAACCAAGCCCATGCCCACCGAACCCACCGTCAGAAAAACCATATCGTTCCCGCGCAGCCTCGCCTTGAGGTTGGCCGCGGATGCGAAGTCCGAGCGCCGCCGGTTCTCGCCCCAAGTTGTCAAAGCCCTTGAGGACTTTTTTGCGCCCGTAACTGTCAGACAGTCCAAGGGAGGACGGCGATGACGCTAATCGATAAAGCCAACGCCGCTCCCCGCGGCGACCAGCGCAACTACTCCGGTGAACTCGTCGATGCCGTCGAAGTGTTGCGCGGCAAGGGCTGGGGATTCCGCGCCATTCACCAGTGGCTCGCGGACGAGGGCCAAGACGTCAACCCGAACTGGGTCACCTTCGCGTCGGCCATGTGCCAACGCATTCAACACCGCAGAGACAAAAAGAACACACAATGAACACACCGGAATGGAAATACCAAATCGCGCCGCTGACGTTGATGGAACTCGTCGCCATCAAAGTGGCGCTCAAGCAGGACATCTGCCGCACGCTTAAATGGCGGCGCGATGCCAAGTGGCGTCAAACGATCCGCGAGATGATTGCGGCTTACCGCAAAACCGAACGCATGGAGGTGACCATCTAATGGACTATCTCCTCATCGTCATCCTCGTAGGGATGTGGATCTGCACCGTGATCGGTGCCTACAGCGCCGGTTGGATGTCCGGCTGGGACAAGTCACAGGCGCACCACAAGTGGAACCGCTGGCTGCTCCAGAAATACGAAAACCGCAGCGTCCGATTTTAGGCATGCAACCCACAAAACAAAACCCGCCGCCGAAGCATGCCTCGACGACGGGTCACACAATGAAAGGTCAAACTACAATGACAGCAGAAAATGGTCAACTGGCTCTCCAGAAGACCCAACCCGTCGAGATCCAACTCGACTCACACGGAGTGCAATTGCGCTCCTTCGACGAGATGGCCCGCTTTTGCAAGGCGGTCGTTAACTCCGGCCTCGCGCCCAAGGGATTTAGCAGTCCCGAAGCGGTCATGGTCGCTGTTCAACACGGACTGGAACTGGGCCTCGCGCCCATGCAGGCGCTTCAGTCCATCGCCATCATCAACGGCAAGCCCTGCATTTACGGTGATGCCGCGCTGGCGCTTTGCACCGCCCATCCGTCGTTTCTTGACATCGAAGAAACGGTGGGGCGCGACAAAACGGCTGAAGGTCACGTTGCCACATGCATCGTGAAGCGCCGCGACCGCAGTGCCGTCGTCCGCACGTTCAGCGAGGCTGACGCGAAGAAGGCGCAACTCTGGGGCAAGAGTGGGCCTTGGCAGCAATACCCCAGCCGCATGCTCCAGATGCGGGCAAGATCGTGGGCCTTGCGCGATGCCTTCCCCGACGCGCTGCGCGGGCTGGGCATCCGCGAAGAGGTGGCCGACTACCAAGTGAAGGTGGGTCGCGGGCGCGAAGTCGCGTCCAGCGTAGTGCTACCGGAGCCGACAACCGCCGCGGAGTTTTTCGACACCGCCGCGGAGCCGTCTCAACGCGCCGCTCTCAACGACAGGGCGACCGGCGAACTGTTTGCGGAGGTGCTGAAATGAACGCCGACCTCGTTTGGGCCGTCGAGTGGCTTGACACGCTGACCGACCGGCTGACCGGCGACCACATGGTTGCCGAGTTCATGGCCGAGTTGGAACACCGCCGCACGCAAAGCGATGCGCTTAACTCCGCGGCGAAGGAGGCCGGAATATGAACACCGGCATCCTATCGTTGCCGGAAAAGCAATACCGCGAAGCGGAGGGCATCAGCAAATCGGCGCTCGACTACATCGCGCCGCCGCGGACGCCCGCGCATTTTCGCGCATACATCGACGGCCTGCTCCGCGTCGAAACGACACCGGCCATGCGGCTGGGCCAGATGATCCACCGCGCCATCTTGGAACCGGAGACGGTTGCAGGCGCGTGGGTCATCAAGCCCGCGGGCATGAACTTTGCCACAAAGGAGGGCAAGGAATGGAAGGCCGCGCAGGACAAGCCGATCATCACGCAGGAAGAGGCTGACACCATTACCGGCATGCGCGAGTCAGTCTGGTCGCATCCCGCGGTCAAGCGCGTCTTGGCCAACGCGAAGACCGAGTGTTCGCTATTCGCAAATGGCGAAGACGGAGTCTTGCGGAAGGCCCGCATTGATGCGCTGCCGGAGGGTGGCAACGTCATTGTGGACATCAAATCGTGCCAGAGCGCCGATCCCGACATGATGGCCAAGAGCGTGGCGAGTTATCGCTACGATGTGCAGGCGGCATACTACCTCGACCTCTGCCAACTGCTGGGGATCGACAAGAGCGAGTTCCTGTTCGTTTGCGTGGAGAAGCAGCCGCCCTACGCGGTCGCCGTCTACGCGCTCGACCAAGACGCCATTGCTTGGGGCCGCAAGCAGTATCAGCGTGACCTCGCGCTGGTGAAGCACTGCATGGCCGAGGATCACTGGCCGTCGTTCACGCAGGACATCACAACGCTCGCGCTTCCGGCGTGGGCGCAGAAACAAGCGGAGAGCGTCCTCTAATGAGCGACAAAGCCTACGTCCCTTACTGGGCCAAGGGCATTACGCCCGCCGAGTGGCGTCAGCGTCTAATGGCGCTGGCGCTGCCCGTGCGGCACGCCGCGGCGCGGATCATCTGGTGGGAGACACTGTCTCTCCGGCTGGTTCCCGACCGCGACGACGTCCTCGACGACATGCTTAAACACGGTCCGGAAGTTCCCGATGGGGAACTGCAAGCCGCCCTTATTCAGATCGGACTGCCAACCGGCTTTGTCATGCGCCGGATTACCACGCCCAAACCGCGCCCACCGCGGCGCAAGAAACCCACACAATGATTACCGCAATAGTTTTCGGGGAGCCAAGCACCGTCACATGCCAACAAAAAGGCGTGATGGTTCGCAACGGGCGACCCATGTTTTTTACCAAAAAGAAAGTAGCCGACGCGCAGACTGCGCTGGTGGCCGCGCTCAAAAAACACGCACCGCGCAAGCCGATAGACTATCCGGTGCTGATCAAGCTGAAGTTTGCTTTCGGGCGCACCAAGGCCCGACCGAACGAGCGGCGGCATGGCAAAAGGCCCGACATTGATAACCTCGCAAAAGGGGTTTTAGACTGCCTCCGCCCCGCCGGATGGATCACGGATGATGCGTTAGTCGATCAGTTCGTCGCGGAGAAGTGCCGCACCGAGGAACCCTACCTTGAAGTCACGCTGAAGGAGGCGTTGTAGCCATGACATACGCAGAAAAATTAAAAGATCCGCGCTGGCAGCGCCGACGTCTGGAATTATTGGAAGCTGCCAACTGGAAGTGTTGTGAGTGCGAAGCCGCCGATAAGACGCTGCACGTTCATCACAATTTTTACAGATCACGCACGCAGCCGTGGGATTATCCCGCGCACGCATACCGAGTCCTGTGCGAAGATTGCCACTCCGCGGCAGAGTCCCAAAGGCGAGAACTGTCTGATCTTATTGAACAGCAGTATGAGAACGATCACGACATCGCGGCCATTATTGGGTTTCTCAAAGCTAACAAGATGCTTTGCAGCGGCGGGGCGCAAAACGCAACGCTGCGAGGATTTGGGCAGTTGTGGGGTTTTGCAAAGTTCTTTGAGGGCGATCCCCGTGATTTGAAAAACATGCTGAAAAACCGCGACGGCGATTGGGGCGGCGATGTGGCTTTCGATGATGCCTGCGAATTGTGGCGCGATCAATTTGAGCGTTTTACGCGCCGGATGGCGTCGGAGCGGGTGCGCGACGAGCGCGAGCAGGGGGCGGTTGTATGAAGCGCCCATCCTTTCAATTCTACCCCTCCGACTGGCGCAACGACTCCGGCCTCCGGCTCTGCTCACTGGCGGCGCGGGGGCTGTGGGTCGAGATGATGTGCATCGCCCATGAGTGCGACGAATACGGCAAACTCACGCAAAACGGCAGGGGTTTCTCGCACAAAACCCTCGCAAAACTTGTGGGTTTGTCGCCGCAAACCTGTCTCAAATTATTGAAAGAACTTGAGGAGAATAAAGTGTTCTCCCGCGACGAAAATGGCGCGATTTTTTCGCGGCGAATGGTTCGCGATGAGGAGATTAGACAGATTCGGGCCGAGGCCGGAAGCAAGGGAGGCAACCCACTTTTGCTTGGGAATTTGGTTAAGCAAACCGGCAAGCAAAAACCAACCCCTTCTTCTTCATCTTCATCTTCTATGGATCTATCTATCCGCCGCGGGTGGACTTTGGAGGAGGTCGTCGCAGCCGGTCAGATGGCCAGCGTGACACCGGAAGTGTGCAAGGCGTATTACGACGCCCGCGAAGCGGTGGGTTGGGTGGATCGAAATGCGATCCCGATCAAGTCCATGCCGCATGACTTATCACGCTTTGCATCACATTGGGCCGAGAACGAGCGTAAACGGCCCGCCAAGGCTTTGACTAAACCCAAGGGGGTCTGGGACGCCAAACAGGGCATCGACGCCTTAAAAGCGAAGCTGGAGCGATTGAAGGCCAATCCGAAGAATCGGCGGCATAAGCCAGAGACGCCTTGGGAGACGGAGTGGACGGACGAAGCGCGAGCCGAGGTGGCCCGCATCCGCGAGAAAATCCGCGAACTGGAAGGAGTGGTGGCAGCGTGAGGTGGAAAGAGTCCAAGCATGAAGGCCCAAATTACGGCGACCGGCGCAAAGTCACGCGGTTCCTTCTGTTACCGAAGGAATTTGCGGGCGAGTGGCGCTGGCTGGAAAAAGCATCGTGGCTGCAAGTTTACGTTTTCAAAGACTACGAGGACTACAGGCACTGGCGCTGGGAAGACCTTACCGGAACGGGATGGATCGATGAGTAAACCATTTGACCACACCCCTAAAATCGCAACATGCCCAACACGCTGGAGAGCTACATTGAGCATGTCCTGCACGATGACGAGATTACGGTGATGAACATTCTCGCAGAGCATTGCTACCTCGTCAGCGACAACGCCTTTCGCGCTGGTGAAGTTGCCAATACCGGCGAAGTGGTCGCGTGGATGGAGCGCAATCCGCAATACTTTCGCAGAGGTTTAGTCAAAACCAAGAGACGATGAAACTTTCCGGCGGCAAGGCTGCGCCAACTCATATCTGGCCATCACCTCATTCGGGGAAGGTGGAACAGCATTGTGTGGGGGGTCGCCGCGGTATTGCGCTAACCGCGGCCCGCCGGAACTTTTTGCGATGATGCTGGAACTGCAACGCCCGTTCCCCGTCGAGACGCCCATTGGCTACGGATGGGCGATCATCGTCAGCCGCGAGAGCGGGCTGGCCAACGACATCTGGACCTGCGCGATGGAGCGCGACGGCGCGATCTGCCACTTCCGCAGCGATCAAATTTCAGCACTGCCCAACGGCACGCTGGATATCCGAACCAACAACACAAACACATGCAATACAACGACGACAACCGAGGCGCGGCATTCCCGCGCCAGAGCGATAATCCAAAAGCTCCAAAGTGGAGCGGCCCCGTCAAAATCGAAGGCCGCGATTACGAGATCAGCATCTGGGAGCAAACGAGCAAAAGCGGGAAGGACTTCCTCTCGCTGAAGTTTGGGCCGCCGTGGGTGCCAAAGGAAAAAAGCGGAAACTATAACGCGCCGAAACCGGCGGCACCGCGGGTCACTGACGAAGCGGAAGACGGGGATTCGATCCCATTCTGATGCAATGAAAACGTGCTTCAAATGTGGCCAGTTAAAGCCAATGCGCGAGTTCTACACGCATCCGCGCATGCGCGACGGCACGCTAAACAAGTGCAAGCAATGCACAAAGCAGGATTCCGCCGCTCGTTACAAAAACATGATGCAAGACCCGTTTTGGGTGCTTAACGAGCGAGGTCGCCAGCGCGTGAAAGAGCAGCGGCGCAGAAGTAGCGGTTTAGTCAAATGCTATGGCTCAAAAAGTGCCGAAGAGTGGGCAAGGCGCAACCCAGAAAAGATAAAAGCAGTTCGACGCTTAAACAACGCCGTGCGCGATGGGAAAATCTTTAAACAGCCCTGCGAAGTGTGCGGTTGTTCCAAGGTTCAAGCGCACCACGACGATTATTCGCGTCCGCTTGATGTCCGCTGGCTGTGCGTAAAGCACCACAACGAGCATCACGTTAAGCAACGCGCCGCGCTGTTATTCCAAGGAGTCAACTAATTGATCCTGCACGAAACACAGCAAGACCGGCGCACCGAAGCGCGGATCGTCGAAGCCGTCGCCGCCAAGCACGGTTTCGGCACCGCGTTTTGCTCCAAGGCTTACCCCGTGGACTCCATGTTCATGCGGGGCCGGAAGCCGGTCTGCTTTGTCGAGGCAAGGCACCGCAACAACGCGAAGGACAAGTATCCGACCTTCATGTGGTCGCTGCAAAAGTTCATCTACGCAAAGCAGTTTGCCGAAGTGCTGCCAACTGTCCTGCTCGTCGAGTGGGAGGACGGCATCTTTAGCCACCGGATCAACGGCGACCACTACGAGATCAGCTACGTCAACCGCACCGGCACCACCGGACGCACCAGCGCCGACAACGAACCGGTCATCGAAATACCGGCGGACAAGTTCAAAGAGGAAATACCGAGGGAATACGAATGGTAAAAAAACTAACAATGGCCGAACACCAAGAACTGGGGCGGCAAATCAGCGAGGTCAGAGCAATACTGATTAAAGCGGCATGCGCTTTGCCCAACACCTACGGCAAGACATCTCGCGTAGGCAGGCTGGCAAGGCGGGCATTTGAGACGCTGCAAAATTTGCAGTGCGAGTTGGATGACCAAGTGTTTAGGGATCATCCGAAAGACGGAGCAACGCACATTTATTATCCGTTTCCACAAACCATAGTTGAGGCGAGCGTAAGCGAGACGAATAAGATAGAGCGGGTTAGTCAAAACGCGGTCAATGTTTTAGTTTGACCAACAGAGTAGAAAAGATTCACGACATGACTTCGCAAATCGAAAAAGACAAGCGCATCGATGCCATTGCCGACTGGATCATCGACGGCGTGCGTTACTCTGAACTCGTTGCAAAAACTTGCAGTGAGTGGAAGGTTTGCCCGCGGACAGCTTATACCTATATCGGCGCGGCCAATGCCATTGTGCGCGACGTCCGCATGACCATGAAAGAGGCCGAGGTGCGCGAGGCTGTTGATTGCTTGAAGGACACCTATCAATCGGCCCGCAGGGAGAACGACCATTCCGCCGCGACTGGAGCCGTGCGCGAACTGGTCAAGCTGCTGGGCTTGGCCGAGGCCGAGAAGCAGGAGGTCAAACACGACGTCACTGACGAACTGGGAGAAGTGCTTGGCATCGTCCGCAAAACAGCAACTGCTTAAAGACCTGTCCGACCCGCTCCGGCGGCTGTCGAGTCTTTACAAGATCAAGCGGGCCAGCGACGGCGCGGTCATCCCGTTTGTCCCGCGGGCCGAGCAGCAGCGCGTTTACGACATGATCTTCAACGAAGGCTGCAAGCGGCTCATCATCTTGAAAGCGCGGCGGCTGGGCATGTCCACCGCCATCGATTTGCTTTTGGCCGACCAGATTCTTTTCAGCGAGGGCGTGCAGGCATCGATTGTCGATCAGACGGCCAGCGACGCCGAGCGCAAGCTCTCGACCATTGTGAAGG